ATGGTGGCACTACAATTTCAGACAGAAGTAGATTATATCAAGATGCAGGAACAGGCACATCAGGAAACCAAGCGTACTCTGTATATGTTAAGTCAAATGATAGTTCTTCCCACACAATAGTATTTAGGGCTTTAGGCGGTGCTTTCAACGTAAAAACTGTAACTACTGAATGGCAAAGAATAGATATGGCTGCGACAGACAATAGCTTCTATTTTGAACTTGGTTTATATGGAGATTCAGCCACAGCCGATACTGCCGACATTTTAGTATGGGGTGCGCAAATGGAAGAAGGAAGCTACGCAACAAGCTATATACCGACAGAGGGTTCATCTGTAACAAGGTCGGCTGAAGAAGCTAATGGTGCAGGTAACTCAACTGTATTTAATGATAGTGAGGGTGTGTTGTATGCAGAGATTGCAGCACTCGCTAATGATGGAGGAAATAGAAGGTTAGGTATCTCTGATGGTGATTTAAGTGATAGAGTTGTTATTGGTTTTACTTCTTCTGATAACCAAATACAAGCAGTGGTTTCAAATAGTGGAACACAAGCTAATATCACACACACCACATCTGATGTTCTATCATACAATAAAATTGCTTTTAAATATAAAGCAAACGATTTTGCTCTTTGGGTAAATGGAACAGAAGTAGGTATTGATGGAAATGGCACAGCACCAAGCGGTTTAAACCAAGCCCTATTTAATGAAGGTGGTGGCGCACTTGATTTTTATGGAAAAGTAAAAGATTTTCGATTGTATGACACAGCATTAAGCGATAGCGAATTACAAGCATTAACAAGTTAATTATATAAAAATGGGATATTTATTTAAGAAGTATGAATTTGATAGCGAAGCACAGGCTTTAGACAAGATTGCAGCTTTGCCACACGAAACAGACGAAGATGGAAACGAGTACCCAACTCACAGCCATACTGTCGTTAAACTTGGTTTCTTACCTATTACTTCGCCTACATTTGACGATGAAGGTAACGTGGTAGAAGAAGGCGAATACAGCACCAAGTTTTCTGTTGATGTATTGTGGTCAGAGTTAGACGAAAGCCCTTATGGGTGGAAGTCCTATGAAATCTCTGTTGAGGGCAACGGAGTTCACACATTCGCAGGTCGGTCTTTTAGTTAATGAGATATGGACACTTCAAGTTTTAAAGTATATGCGATTAACTTGTCAGCGATGACTATATCTACAATCGACCAAATAGAAGTTGCATTGAAATTACTTTTGCTTGTAGTGTCAATAGGCTATACAGTAGCAAAGTGGCACGAGTTGAGAAAGAGGAAAGAGTAGGGTTGCCAAACTCGGAAGTAAAAACGTGCCAAACACGGAAGTTATGAAATATTTTAATTACTTTGAATTTGATTCGCCAGACATACAAGGTTCTGGTCAGCTAATGAGCAAAGAGCTTCTCGAAATACTCGATGAGGTAAGAGAGGATTACGGTAAGCCCATTGTAATTACAAGTGGGTACAGAACGGAAGCTCACAATGTTGAGGCTGACGGAAAGAAAAACTCAAGCCATCTAAAGGGTTTAGCTGTTGATGTGGCGTGTACTGAATCAAGAGATAGATTTGAACTTGTTAGATTGTTCTTAGAATACGGCATTACAAGGATTGGTATTGCCGATACGTTTATACATATTGATATAGACGATGAAGATAAGTCGCCTAACGTAATTTGGACTTACTAATGAAGAAGCTCTTACAATTCATTACAGGCGGTTTAGTGAAGGATATTGGCGAAGTGATAGACAAGGTTACTACAACCGATGAAGAGCGCTTAGAAGCCAAGAGAAAGATTCAAGAACTATTAGAAAAAGCAGACAATGATGCTCAAACGCAGGTTACAGAACGATGGAAGTTTGATATGCAAAGCGACAGCTTTTTGTCAAAGAACATACGACCGCTTATTATGGTGTTTCTTACAGCGATGTTTACCTTACTGGCATTTACCGATGGAAACATTGGACAGTTCTCAATACAAAAAGAATACATCCCAATATTTCAAACACTCCTCGTTACTGTTTACGGTGCGTATTTTGTGGGAAGAACTTGGGAAAAAGGTAAAAGTAATGGCAAAAAAGATAGTTAATTCATACTCGCCTTCTGCGAGAGCTAAACGACCAAACGTACATTCTAAGAACGCCTCTGTTGGACAGAGTGGTTGGAAGAAAAAGTATCGTGGACAAGGGCGTTAATAACTTTATGAATTCAATACCCCTTTGTGAATTCAATAGGGTATATTTGTAGTAAGATAGTTTCTGATGTCCTGAGAAGATTCTATGTCTTTTATTTGATTTTTTATTTTTGTTTTCATGTTAGGAAAGTGGTAATCTCAATAGGTTGCCACTTTTTTTTGTATATTAGTAGCATGGATAGAAACCAAAAAGGTTGTTTCGCTGAGTATAAGTTCGCCACAAGAGCTATGGAGAACGGATTTAACGTATCTATGCCGCTACTTGATTCTTCGCCATACGATTGTATATTAGAGAGGAATGGTCGGGTGTTTAAAATACAAATAAAGTATGTAAGCTCGGATAGGCAGAAAGACCTGGAACACAGAAATACAAGAGTTACATTACACAGAGAAGGCGGTGGCTACCCATTACATTTATGCGATTTTTTTGCTATATGGTTTGATGAATACAATGGGTTTTTCATAGTTAAGAATGAGGAACAGAAAGCCATGCGATTCTCTTTAACGAATAAATACAAGGAAAACTTCAATAATTTTGATTTAATTTCATAAAACATTTGCATTTGTCAGTTGGGATTACTACATTTGCACTATGGATATTTATGAAAAATTGGTGGATATTCAAGGGAGATTGAAAGCACCAAAGAATCAAAGAAACAATTTCGGTAACTATAATTACCGCAGTTGTGAGGACATTTTAGAGGCAGTTAAGCCTCTATTAACAGAACATAAACTTGTTCTGACAATCAATGACTTTATCGAGAATCACGGAGTGTTGTTTGTACACGCCACAGCTACATTGTCTGATGGCGAAAAAACAATATCTGTATCAGCACAAGCTGGTATTGATGTGAACAAAAAAGGTATGGACATCGCTCAGTCATTTGGTAGTAGTTCGTCATACGCACGGAAATACGCTTTAAACGGCTTATTTTTGATTGATGATACCAAAGACTCAGATGCAACGAATACGCACGGTAAAACGGTTGTAAATGCGTCTGAGAGCAACTTAGAGTGGCTTCCAAAGAGTGGTGCTAAGTTTGATAATGCTAAATCAGCGTTAAAGTCAGGGAATGTATCACTTACAGACATTCGCAAGAAGTACAAAGTGAGTAAAGAAGTAGCAAATTTGTTAAATAGTTAATTTTTATATATTATGAGTAATCAAGAAGCAATTTATGTAGGGTCGGGCAAGAAGCACGACAATTATGACTTTATCAACATCAGCATCGCTGAAAGTAAAGTGAGAGATTATTGGACTGAGTACAAAGGTGAGCGTTACCTAAAGCTGACTGTTTCCAAACGTAGAGAAACAGACCAGTATGGTAAAACCCATAGTGTCAGAATTGATACATGGAAGCCAACGCCACAAGAAAGTGCGCCAAAAGCCAATAATGTTCAAGGCAATAGTGATTTGCCATTTTAAGTTAATCGGGGAGGGCAACCTCCCCTTTTTTTTCTATTATGAAAGCTAAATATGTTAAGTTAATTATGAGTGATTACAATTTAAGTTTACAAGAGAACGCTGTATTCAGTTATGTACTTTCTTTGGCGCAGAAAACAGGTTTCTGTTACGCTACTAATAAACATATATGCGATAGCCTTAGCATAAAGGATAGGACACTTTATAGGGTATTCGCCAGTTTAGAAGAAAAAGATTTCATCACAAGAGTTACAAAGAGCGTAGGAAACGATGGTAAGCAACGTAAGATATACGTTAATCCAAAATATCGTTCTTTAGGCGATACACTTAGTGTAACATGATACACTCATTGTTACACGATACACTTAGTGATATATATTATAAAAATAATACGCTAAGTGTAACATAATACACTAAGTGTTACATGATACACTAAGTGTAATAAATAAAAAAAACAAAAATAAAATCAAACTACCAAATGTTTATACAAGAATTTTTAGATTTAGGCATCACACCGAAGGGAAACAAAGTAGAGCAGAAAGTAATTTGCCCAAGTTGTATTAGGCTTGGCAAGGAAAATTGGAAGGACACTTGCTTGTCAATCAACCTTGAAAAAGGTTTGTATAACTGCCACAAGTGCGACTTTCAGGGTAAGATAAAAGAAACTAATCATTTCATGGCGACAACGCCAGTAAAGAAAGTAAAGATGTACAAGACACCCAGTAAGAACAATTTAGCAAGTATAACCGATGAGGGCAGAAAGTTTCTCAATGATAGAGGAATTACCGATGAGGTTATTGACCGCAATAAGATTGTATCATCAAAAGACAACAAGAGTGTCGTATTTCCATATTTCAAGAATGGCGAACTAATAAACTACAAGACTCGTAGAATTAGTGGGAAATCATTTACTCAGGCGAAAGATGCAAAGCCAATGATTTACAATTATGATGGTGTAAAAGAAGAACCGAGCATTGTTATTTGTGAGGGCGAAATGGATTCTCTATCGTGGGAAGTTGCTGGTGTGAATTTTCACACTTCTGTAAATATGGGTGCGCCAAACAAAGAGGATAAGAACATTGATAAGAAACTTGAGTGTTTATCTACTTGTTACGAGGTGTTTGAACAAGCTAAAAAGATATACATCGCCACAGACAATGATGAGAACGGCAGAGTGCTTGAAAAAGAGTTATTAAGACGTTTTGGCGCTGATAAATGCAAATTAGTCGATTTAAGACCGTTTAAAGACGCAAATGAGGTATTACTCCAAGAGGGCGTAGAAAGCCTCAGAAATCGCCTTAAAACGGCTTACGACCCTAAATTAGAGGGTGTGTTTGAGGTAAATGACGTAATGGAGTCTATGCTTGATGGTTTTAAGAATGGTCAAGAAAGAGGTACAACTACATACATTCCTGAGGTAGATAACGCCTGGACATGGCGACCACAAGAGGTCAATATATGGACTGGGTATCAGAACGAGGGAAAGAGTTTGTTTCTTAATCAACTGGCGACAATCAAAGCGTTTCAAGAAGGGTGGAAGTTTGGAGTGTTTTCGCCTGAGAATATGCCGATGCGTGATTTCTTCAATGATATTATTGAGATGTACATTGGCAAGAGTGCTGACCCATACTACAATCATCAAATGACCGAAGCCGAGTACAAGGAAGGCATTGAGTTTGTAAAGAAGCACTTTTTCTTGATATACCCACAAAAGTTCTTTAGTTTAGATAATATATTTGAGAGAGCAAAGTTTCTTGTTCGCCAAAAGGGTATTCGTTCTCTAATCATTGACCCATACAACACGGTTCAACACAAAATGCTTAGAGGCGAAAGAGAAGATTTGTATATCAGTAGATTTATGAGTGAGTTAAAAAGGTTCGCCATAGATTACGATATTAGTATCAATTTAGTAGCACACCAAGTAACGCCAATGAAAACAGAGGATGGCAGATATTACAAGCCTGATGTAAACAAAATCAAAGGTGGTGGAACATTTGCAGACAAGGCAGATAATGTAATGTTTGTATGGCGACCAAACAGGGCTTTGGATTATTCAGATACAAGTGTTATATTTGGTTCGCAGAAGATAAAGAAGCAAAAACTTGTTGGTATTCCACAAGAGGTTACAGGCATAAACTTTAACATCAAGGAACAGCGTTATTACTTTAATGGGTTCAGTCCATTTAGTGAAATAGATGTTTTAAGATGCGAAAAAAAGCGAGAGTAGATGCCAACCAAAAGGAAATAGTACAACAACTAAGAAAACGAGGTATATCTGTACTTCATACGCACCAGTTAGGAAGGGGTGCGCCCGATATAGTAATTGGGTATATGAATCAGAATTACTTAATTGAAATTAAAGATGGGAATAAATCTAAGAGTCAGCAGAAACTAACACCTGATGAATTAGAGTTCGCCTCAAAGTGGGGTGGGAACTATGCAGTATGCAATTCATTAGAACAAATTTTGCAACTTATAGATTATGACCAAGAATGAGTTATTAGAAAAACTCGCTGAGAAGTATGACGACTGGATTCACATGGCGAAGTCGTTTAACATTAGTGAGGACAGCGCAAGGGAACTTGTGCAAGAAATGTTTATTAGAGTGTTTGATTACGTTAAAGACCCTGATAAACTAATGTACAATGAAACGGAAGTTAATACGTTCTATGTTTATGTAACGCTGAGAAATCTGTTTTACTCAAACACGCATAAAGTGGATAAAAGGATTGTTCTCGTTGATGATGTTATTGATGAGATGATTAGCGAACACGATATTCCTAATTATGGCGAGAAAAGCAGAAAGGAACACTTAGAGAAAGTGTTTGGTAGCGTGGAGTCGCTTATTGATACATGGTATTGGTACGACAAGAAGATGTTTGAATTGTATTACAGAACTGATATGTCGATGAGGGATATATCGGATAAAACAAAGATTACGCTTAGTAGTATATTTAATACGCTAAAGAACGCAAAAGAACAAGTAAGAAAAAACTTGAGAGATGGGTACGAAGAATACAAAAAAACAAAAGAGTAAAGGTTTAGGCGACACCGTAGAGAAAGTATTTAAAACTACTGGAGTAGATAAAGTCGCCAAATGGGTGTTAGGCGAGGATTGCGGTTGTGATGAGCGCAAGGAGTTCCTCAACAAGTTGTTTCCTTACGTGAAGCCTGAGTGCATTACAGAAGAAGAATTTGAATACTTGCATTGGTATTTTACAGAGAATCCAAGCACTATTACAGCCGACCAACAAAAAAGATTAGTCGCCATATACAATAGGGTTCTACATCAAAAAGCAAAGACAACGAGATGTACACCTTGCTTTATGAGTAACATTCACACGAAACTATATAAGATATACAAGGAGTATGCAAAGCAGTTTGATTAGAAATTCAAGAGATGTTCGCCAAACGATAGACTTCACTGGCGTACAGAATGGTAAGATACACCCTTCAGATATTGATGCTGTATTTGAGTTCGATAATGAGGTGCTTATTCTTATGGAGGTAAAGAAAGTGGGTAACAAGATTCCAGTTGGTCAGAGATTGCTTCTTGAAAGAATATGCGATTCCTGGCATACAAAGAAGTCTTGTGTACTTAAAGTAGAACACGATTGCTATGACAATACAATAGACATACCTCTCGACAAGTGCGTGGTTACAGCAATATATGTAAACAGTAAATGGTATGAAATCGCAAACAAACCTCAACTTATTAGTTACTTTAATAAGATAGGTCAGAAATGGAACTGCCCTAAATGTAGATTCTAATGCCACTACTTAGACCAAAGAAATACGAGAAGAACAAAGACTTCATTCAGCGTTGCATGGGTAACGCTAAGATGGGCGAGGAATTTCCTGATAGAGATGCAAGGTTTGCAGTTTGCCAAACTATCTGGAAAGACCAGTTCAATCCAAAAAAGTAATCCACAATTTGTGAATTAAATTTATTTGTCTTATATTTGTATCATCAAATTGATACAGATGAAAGCAAAGGCAATTATTACCAAACCATTTAACGCAGTAAGAGCAGCGATTGCACTAATAGTACTCGTACTATTCTTTTGCATAGAATCGGTGTTACTTGCTGTTTACTATTTGGTAGAAACCCCACTTCGACTTATACTTAACAAACTTGAGGCACTAATTAAATACATAACTAAATACATAAAGTAATGGGAAAATCAAATGAAATGTTTATGAAACACAGGGAAGAAAACTCAGAGGACTTCGATTGGATTGAAGTAGCCGAAGGAGATTATTTATCTAAGAAGTATCACAATGATACTGCAAGAGAGGTACTGAACTCGCTATTTGAAGGGTTCTACCACCAGTATAACGCCATAAGTAAGATTAACTCTAAAAAGATATAGCTATGGAATTATTAACTAAAAAGGTTATTATTTGGGGTTTGGAGTTCGAGGTGGACTACGATTACGATAAGGGCGAACCAATGGTAATGTATTACAAAGATATGAGTGGACAACCTGAAACACCAGCTTCAGTAGATATACATGGGGTGTTTGTAGATGGGAATGAACAAGATTTGTATGAAGTTATGTCAGACGAGGTTCTTGAGAAAATTATAGAACAAATATTAGATAGCCATGAATGATAATATGATAATGACTTTAGATGGGCGATTTTGGGAGAAAGATATGCTCATAAAAGAAATGTACGATGACCACTTCTACTACTCATATTTGGGTCAGTATTCCCTTAGTAGTAGTTCTGTAAAGAAACTTTTGGATTCACCAAAGGCTTACACTAAATCTTTAAGACAAAGCGACAATAGCCCAGCACTAATCGCTGGGCGACTTGTCCACTTATCTGTCTTAGAACCTGAGAAGTTTCAAGAGTTGAACTTCATTGATGTACAGAGCCGAAACACAAAGAAGTTTAAAGAAGCGGTTGAACAGAACCCTGAAACATTTACAATGAAGGAATATAATTCCGCCATGTATCTTTCAGAGGCTTTACACAAGAATAAACACGCTATGGATTTACTTGGTGGTTTAGACAAAGAAGTTCCTATGGTTGGAAACTTGTTCGGTAAACCATTTAGGGGTAAAGCTGATGCGATTGGTAACGGTAGAATCGTTGATTTAAAGACTTGTGGCGACCTCAATAAATTTAAGTGGAACGCCAAAGACTTCAAATACATGTGTCAAGTGTATATATACTGCAATTTGTTCGGCATAGATTACAAGGATTTTTACTTTCTTGTGATTGATAAGAGTACAAATGACATCGGAATCTTTGATGTGTCGGAAAGTTTTTATAACTTAGGCGAAAGTTTAGTTGAACAGGCAGTTGAGAATTACGTGAAGTATATTCAGAACGGAATGAATGAACTGCACAACTACACCGTTAGAGATACGCTGTGAGTATAGACGAGAAATATAAAGACGAAATAGAGGAATACAAAAATGATATTCTGTTGTCCTTACGACTTGGGGTGCTTCAAGTGAATCAGTTAAAGTATTTGCTTGAACACTTCAAGAACGAAGAAAACTATGAAGGTTGTCAAGGACTGGCTAATGCCTATGCAGAATTTAAACAAGAATTAGATGAATATTGATTTTAAGTGCTTAGTAAAGATAATTAAGAAACATCACAAGGCGAACCCTTTGCAAGACACAAGGCTTCGTAAGGTAGTGGAAGCAAGAGCAATCGGTTATAAGGTTATACAGAAAACTCATAATATGAGCCTATCTAAGATAGGGCGACTATTCAAAAAAGACCATGCAACGGTCATACACGGATTGAAAACATTTAGTTATTTGTATGAAACAGAGCCATTCTTTAAGTTTAACTATAACATGATACTTGCTGAGTATCAAGAAACCATTGGCGAACTTGAAGATGACTTTGAGAATCTACATATAGAGAATACTATATTGAAGAAAAAGATTGAAGAATATAGATGTAAACTTGTAGATGCAAATAAACTTGGTGGTGCGTTAAATGGATTGCCTAAGCATAAGGTTGATGAAATCAAACATAAGTTAGACATAATGATTCAAGTCGCCAAAAAAGATATAAAGCCTCGTAATCAACAGGCAGAGATAATACAAGCAAACGTAGTAGCAGGATTATGAAGATACTTAATTTATACGCTTGTCTTGGTGGCAATAGATACCTATGGGGGGATGACCACGACATAACAGCTGTTGAATTGGATGAGGAACTTGCGAAGTTATACCAAGAGAGGTTTCCTAACGACAAAGTGATTGTAGCAGATGCACACCAATATCTATTAGACCATTACAAAGAGTTTGACTTTATATGGTCAAGCCCACCTTGTCCTACACATTCGAGAGCCAGGTATTGGAGTATTGGCGCAAATGGGAGAAATCCTGTATATCCTGACATGAAACTATATCAAGAGATATTGATGCTTGATTATCATTTTAAAGGTAAATATGTAGTTGAAAACGTGATACCTTATTACGAGCCACTTATACCAGCGAAAAAAAGGGGTAGGCATTTATATTGGACTAATTTTAATTTGCCAACCGATTTAAAAGATAGGAGATTTCCTATTAGCCAGTCAAAAAGCGAATTAAAAGGTTTATGTAAGTTTCACAATTACGATTTTACAAAGTACAAAGGAAAACAACCTGTTTTAAAAATAGCAAGAAACCTTGTAGATTACGAAGCAGGAAAAACCATACTCGATACAGCTATGGGTGTAATTACAAAGCAAGAAACCAAACAAACAGAATTGTTTTAGATATGAAAAGAAGAAAAACACAAGCAGAAATAGACGCAAACATCAGATTTATACCAACTCCTGAGTGGAAGAACGTATATCAGTATCACAGAACAAACAAACGAGCAACGCAAATTGATATAGATAAGAAGCGATGAAGCCAAAGAAATACACACAAATTCAAAGAATTGTTCAGCTTGAGAAGGCGGTATCTAATCTGTATATGATGGTTCAGGCGCTTATAGATAAGGTAACAGAGGAAAACAAAGAGGAGTAAATCTGTTACTTTAAATAAAGGGAATCAATGTCCGAAGAACAAAAGTTTGAGAAACAGGGAGTTATCAGCGCCAAAACTCAAAAGTGGTTAGCTGAGAAGAAACGCAAAGAAGAAGAAGCAAAAGCTAAGCCGAAACCAAAACCAGCACCTAAACAACAACCAGCAAACAAACCAACCTTTGTAAAAGACCCTCATGAGAAGTATTCCGATGGGCGCAGAAACAATGGCGCAGTCAAAGGAATATCAAGAGGGCAAGGGCGTAAGCCAAAAGCGAAGGAAGAAGAAATAAAGAACTTTGCACTTGGTTCAATGAAACGTGCCTTTGGTAGTGAGAAGAAAGCGTGGGAAGCACTTGCACACATGAGCAAAGATTCATTCCCTCACTTGCGCCTGTTATGGGAATACAAGTATGGTAAACCGAAAGAGCAAAAGGAATTGAACGTAAAGCAAGAGATTAACATTCCTGTTGTGTCGTTCCTGAACCCTGAGCAGACTATTGATATTGAAGCTGAAATAAAAAACGATGGCGAAGAAAAAGATACAAAATAGATATTCGCCCTTTGCAAAGGGATTGAAGAAAGAGGACTTCGACTGCATCGACTATGACCTAAAAGGTGAGCGATGTAAAGAACAATGTGCCTTTTGTAGTATTCAATGAAAAAAGTAAATCTAAATCCAAAGTACCATAGTCTATTCAATTCGCCAAGTAGATACCATATCTGTACTGGTGGGCGAGGTAGTGGTAAATCGTTTGCAGTAAACACATTCCTTGTACTTCTTACATACGAGCAAGGACATAAGATACTTTTTACACGATACACAATGACTTCGGCAAGTATGTCGATTATACCTGAGTTCTTAGAGAAGCTGGAACTTATGGGCATTGGCGAACATTTCACCGTAACCAAAACAGAAATCATAAACAACCTAACTGGTAGTAGTATATTCTTTAGTGGTATCAAGACTGCGAGTGGCGACCAAACAGCAAAGCTCAAGTCCATTCAAGGTGTAACTACTTTTGTTCTTGATGAGGCGGAAGAACTTACAGATGAAGAATCATTCGATAAGATTGACTACTCTGTTAGAGCGACTGGTAAACAGAACAGGTGTATCTTAATTCTAAACCCTACTACAAAAGAGCATTGGATATATCAGAGGTTCTTTCAGAACAGAGGGATTGCCGATGGGTTCTTAGGCGATAGCGAAAACATAAACTACATTCACACGACTTACCTTGACAACAAGGCGCACTTATCTGAATCCTTTGTCGCCCAAGTAGAAGATATGAGAGAGCGCAGACCAGATAAGTATAAGCACCAGATACTCGGTGGTTGGCTCGATAGAGCAGAGGGCGTTGTATTTACCCATTGGCGCATTGGTGAGTTCGATGAAGAACAAGACACAATCTTTGGATTGGACTTTGGTTTCTCAACAGACCCCTCAGCGCTTACAGAAATCGCCATAGACAAGACACGCAAAATAATATGGATTAGAGAGCATTTCTACAAGGCTGGTATGTCCACCTCCAATATCTTTGAGATGTGCCGTAGAATCGCAGGAAAACAGCTTATAGTGTGCGATAATAGTGAGCCTCGACTAATAAGTGAGTTGAAGATGAAAGGACTCAATATAACGCCTACCATAAAAAAGAAGGGTAGTATATTGACAGGAATCGCCCTAATGCAAGATTACGACATGGTGGTTGATAAAGGTTCTATAAACCTTATTAAAGAGTTCAATAACTATGCTTGGAAGTTGAAGGGTAGTATTCCGATTGATAACTGGAATCACGGTATTGATGGCTCAAGATATGCAATTCAATACCTACTTACTCGTAGTGTACCAAAAGGTATGTATGTAATAAGGTAAAAACAGGCGTTTTAAGCCCTGCTATTTGAGATTTAAGCGCACTTCTCGACCCAAGTGGTACTCAGATACCTTTGTGAATTTAAACGCCCTGTATGGCGAAAAAGCACAAGTGCTTATTTTGACTGCTCTATCTCTTTCTGAAGGTTTGCTAATGCTCTCCATGCGACCTTAGCTGAATGGCGAATACCATCACTATCTATTGTACCAGCTTCAAGCAGATGTCTTGTAAGCGCATCTAACTCATCGCCCGACTTACTTCTATCCCAATGTAAAGGAGTATTTGGATTGTGTTGTTCGTTGCCAACGAATGAGCATTGGGCGACCTCTCTTATCGCATCAGGGAAATAGTTAAGTACGCCCGAATAAATAGGTGTTTGTTTCCTCGTGAATTCAATGGGTTGATTGCTTCGCAATTCAATAGGGGTATCTGTGAATTCAATACCCCCCTGGCTACCTGAGTCAATGTCTTGGCTATGCGCCTGGTTGTGTGCCTGGTTGTGTTCAATAGCTTCATCAAAATAGTTTCCTGTGAATTTAATACCCCCTGTTGTATCTTGTATTTTCATGCTTTATGAATTTAATAGGTATAAAAAAAACACCCTACTCGATTGAATAGGGTATCTTATTGTAGAACCATAAACTTACAATCCCAATGAATTGCATGACAAATATAGTAATAATTTCTTAACATTGGCTTAACATTAGAAAAAAAATTTGTGTCTATGTTTGTACCATAATTATAAAACATATAAAAATGAGAATAATTGAAACAGAAGCATATACATTTGATGAGTTGTCAGATGATGCAAAAGAAGTAGCGATTAACAATGAGAGAGAGGCTAAATACCATTCTCCTTGTATATCCGATTGGATTATTGATGATTGTTATTTGCTTAATCCAAGAGGTGTGCATGACTTGATTATTGAGAACACAAGAAAGGTGTATTTTGACTTGTATAGGGGTTATATTGATATATCTGAAGGTATGCACGTAAAAGATGATAAGGCGTTTCTGGATTGGCTAAACATACCTATTGAATTGCAAAATGAAGTTTACTATACTATAAAAGAACGTACAATATATTTTGAAGAAAACGATTGTGAATATGAATTCACAGAAAATGACAACAAAATACTTGATGATGCAAAAGAGAAATTTGAGGAACATTGTTCTTCGATATTGGAACGTATTGAAGAGGAACATGACTTCCAATATAGCGATGAATGTATCATTGAGGATATTCAATGTAATGAATACGAATTCACAAAAGAAGGAACACTAATATAAAACACAATAACATGAATGAACCAATTTATATACACGAAATAATTACGCTATATGCAGATGATGATGGCGTATGTTTGTCGAATGAACACAACATGGTAACAATCAATCCCTACACACTTGTAGATTGGTTACCTAATATAATTGAAGTAGCTTTAAAACAAAAGGCTATTCATGATAATGAGAAAATAGAAGAACTTAAAAATGTAGTAAATGAAAGATTTGTTAAATGAATGTCTGGACTTGTTATATACACTCGAAGACTATTTTGAATATGACGAAACGGATATGGGATTAAAAATAGGGTTATTAATAAATAAGATTCAAGAAAATGAAAAATAACAAAACAACATTATTGGATAGTGTAGATGATGGATTTAACTATTTTTTAGGATATAGATTAGAGGAAGTAAATACAGATGATAAATACTATATTGAAGCCTTTATTCAATACATTGAGTATTTAGAATGTAGAGTAGATAGATTAAGTAAACAATTAAGAGCATGAGAAAATATAACTATTGCCCTCATTGTGAAACCTTAATAAATACAGAAAATGGAAAGCTATAAATATATATTATGGGTAGGTGGAGTTGCAAACTACCACCATGACTACCACGAAGCAGTTTCAGATTATTGGAACTTTATTTCAGAAGGATATGATGATGTACAAATTGAAAATATAGAAAATGAAAGTAAGATGTAATAATTGTATGACAATATATATTGAAGATACTGAAAATTACCAATATATATTTGACTGCCCAAAATGTGAAACAGATAATTATTTAATGGATATAAAATGAGAAAGTTTAAAGTAAACATACCCAGCCTGGCGAATACCAATGCAGTATTAAACGCCAAAGACAAAGTAGAGCTTCTGGAAATAATTTGTCAGAAGTATAATGTGGATATTCAACGCCACCGAATATTTGTAAAGGAAATATAAATTTAATAGGTGTAAATTTAATAGGGGTATGAATTTAATACCCCTGTGAATTTAATAGGCTTGTGAATTTAATACGCCTATCAATTCAATACCTATGTACACAAGTTTGGCTGTACAGAATACCCTTATTTTTTGGGTACATGTATCCTAATTTGCAAACCTACATTTTTTTATGTTTCTTTTGTGTTAAGTTTTAAACATTAGTTGTTTACAATTTCTTAACGTAAAGTTTACAATTTCTTAACATTAGCTTAACATTAGGTATTTTTTTTTGCCTTATGTTTGTACCATAATTATAAAACATAATAAAATGAAAAAAAATAGAAAACAATTTACAGAGGATTTAGTAGCTTATTCAATCGCTGGAATAGTAGCCATTTTGATTACAGCGTGTTCAATA